ATAAATTAATAATTTGTCATCAAATTGTGATTCTTGTATAATAGAAGGAACTATTTTTTCAAGAATTTCACCTTCGATGAGAGTTCCTCCAGAACCAGCAAAATAACATTCATATTCTTGACGCCATTTTCGTAAACCTTTAGCTCCACCACCCAAAGCTGCAATCGTTTTCTTTTTATAATTTTCGTCTCGACCAGGAACCTCATTCCATTTAACTCGGAACGGAACATAATCACTCTGTTTATTACTGGCTAGAGTCCAGAATTGATAAAAATGATTGAAACCTTTTGGAGTCGATGTTATAATAATCTGAGCTGATTTAACAGCTGAAATTGATGGATAAACAGCAGTATAGAAATCTTCCCAAAGTGATCTCTCAATTATCGCAGCCTCATCCAGATATACAATACTTGCAGTATCACCTCTGTTACCACTTGATGAAGTCGATTCAGCATAAATATTTGTATTGTTTTCGAAACTAATTTGCTTTTTATTCCATTCTGTGACACCTTGTTTCATCCAGAATGGCAGATGAAGATACATTTCTTTAACTTTTCTGAGTGTCTTTTTTGCTGTTCCTTCTTTGTTAGCAACAATAACAATATTTTTATAATTATTGAATAAGCCAACCCACAATAAATATGCTATCGTAAAAATAGACTTGCCACACTGTCTAGGAGCCATGACAATAATTCTATTTTCTTTTTGGTATAGTTTGGCCATTTCCAACTGATAAGGATATAAATCGAATGGTATAACTCTCCCTTTATCAGAATCAACAATCTTGATATAGTTGATACAAAAATAAACAAAGTCATTCATACATCTGATAATCTCTTTAATTTGTTTATCAGAGTAGTCTATTTTTACATCAGCAGCCCTTAAACGGGGATTACCTTTATAAAAATTATTTTTGTTAATTTTTTCTTTTGACTTTTTCATATAAAAATGGTAATGTTACTTCATAAAAATAACATTACCAAAAGTGTGGTGGTGTTTATATAGAACTTAGTTTAAGACTTCGAATAAAAATTCAGCTTTATTGTCTGCATTTTCATATTCTTTTTTATCAATACGTTTTTCATTCCATATAAAATACTTTTTAGTTTCTTTCACTTTTCCTTCTTTCAAATCGCTTTCAAAAAGCACATCTAAAGAAGAATCCATATTTGGTTCTGTTACTACTTTTTCGTCATCTTTAATATTTACTGTTTCAGATTCAATCTCTCTGACCACAACTTCTTTAACAGTTTCTTTAACAGGAGTTATTTCATCAACACGTTTAAAATATTGAGGAAATGAGTCTCCTACTCTCACCGGCAATTCAACTATATCACCGAAAATGGCATATCGTTCATTACGCGCATAATCAAAATTCCAATCGATCATTTTCAAATTAAAATACTTAGCTTTCATTATTTATCTCCAAAAATATTAGGTTCAGATAGATTCAGAACATCATCTAATTCGTCATCAATTTCATCGTTTTCAGAATCAATATCTGTGCTATCAAGTTCATTTAGATTATCTACTATTTCAATACCAGTATCCAATTCTTCATGTGAATAATCAGTCATTCTAGTAAGAAAAATATATTTACTTGGTTTTCCCATGTGAAAGAAAGGATCGTCTTTTTCAACATGAAATATTTCCATTAACCAATTTCCCATAGGAACATAAATTAAATCACCTTCAACAGGAACAAGCCCATTGGTAATAGATTCAAATTCACCCATGTTAATATCAAAATTGGCTTGATCTGTAATAGTAATACCAAAATTACCAAACAAGTCACCCTGCCCACCAAATTCGCTGAAACTCGATAAATACATAATCATTGAATAAGTTTCATTAAACTTAGATAAGGGATCCTCACCTAATATCAAGTCGGCTTTCTGATCTTGTCTTGGTAAATAAACAACTTCAATACCTCTCATATTAATGATTTCGTTTTGACAATCATTAAAGAGTTTAAAATCTTCATCATAGAAATTAAAATTGTGAGGATGTCTTGCCATTGTTTATTCTCGCTTTAATTTTTTAGAACCAAATTCATCTCTATAGTATTTTCCTCGCGCTGAAGGATTCCCTAAAACAAAACCATCAGGAATATTATCATCAACTTTAAATAAACGATGTTCTCCGGTTTTAAAATGAAAATAATGTTTTCGATCTTTGATGTTTGATACTTTATTTAAATGAGATAATTTCATCCTTTCTTTAGATTCATCAGATACACCTTTATTGTATCCGCCCAAACACAAATTATAACCAAATGGAGCAATACAATTTTCTTTGATAACCCACTCTTTCTCTTTTTGATTTAACTCTTTATAAGTTATAGCCGAATCGATATGTTCTATTTTAAAATTTTCAACACCATATTTTTGAATAGCTCTTTGTATTAAATTATGATACCTTCGATTGATTTTTGAATGTTCATCAAATCGTTGTTGTATGGTTCTAGTTGTTTGTCCAATATAAACTTTATTATTAATTAAATTTGTAATTTTATATATCTTTCCATCTATCGTTTGTGTTTCATCATCATATTTATGAATTTTATTTAAAAATTCATCTGAATTATAATATTCTTTCATTCGTCTTTTATATTCAGATGTTTTGGCATAAGAAACTTCATTGTATCTTTCAACCATAGTTTGTTTAATAATATCTTTAACAATATCTGATTGACACGCTCTTTTTGTTCCATATTTTTCTAAACAAGTTTTTTCTATTTTTTGTTGAATTTCTTTGGATTGAAAAGTATTCTCAACTCCATATTTTTCTAAACACGTCTTTTTACGTTTTTCACATATTAATTGTTTTTCATCATTGGTTTTATTTTTATTTGTAATATCTCTTTTGATTCTTGTTTGTTCTGAAGATTGTGAACATTTCGCACAACAACATCTTGAAAAACCAGTAATAATATTTATAAATTTATTTAAACCATTTAAACACTCAGAACAAACCATTTTTTGAACTATTTCTTCAAAATCTTTATCATACATCCAAAATATCTGAACATCTCTTTTTATTAAATTATGATATTTCATTTTAAAATTTCTTATGATATTCTTGTTTGTTTTAACTAAAGAAACTAAACAAGAATTGGTATATTCTATCGTAGATGGAATAATCAAATGCATTTTAACATTTTGAATAAAATCTTCGAACATGATTTTAATTTGTTCAATCATAAAATTATTAGCCTATTAAAAAAGTGGGAGGCAAAGTCCACTCATTGGATAATTCTTCTTCAAGTCTCTGAATTTCTTCATTAGCATCACTCATAATCCCGTCATGGTTTAAATCTCCACCACCAGGAAGAGGAACACTTGTATATTTTTTCAAATTAGTAGCCCACTGTTTTTTACACAATGCTGTTGCGTATTGTTTGAGCCAACGATTATTGAAAATATCTTCATCAATTAACTCACCTTCTTCAGCTTCATTAGCCGGAGTTTCATAAACAAGCAGATAAAAATATTGACTGTTTGGAAAATTCTCTCTAATTTTATTAATATCACCCAAAATCGTCACTTTGTGCATCGTATAATTAAAATCAAATATTAAATTTTGATTAGATACAGAATCTTCCCATTGCTTAACTGCCATCCTATAAGACATGATAGCTGAGACATCACTCAATTTCCAAAGATAGTCTTGATAAGGCATCGGAGTAACAGGAATGAGCATGTTTTCTGATTCAGTCATTGCTGAAAAAACATTATTTCCTGGTAATACATTAATAACTGTTTTAACGCTATTAGGGAGCGTGTAAGTGTTCTTACCATTCTCTAGCTGTAATTTGTATACCGACATAATTACAGCATCATAATGGCGTTCTGTAAACCTATCAACAGCTTCATAAATAGAATCGTCTATCTGTTCATTAGTTAATTCGACTCTATGAAACGGGGCGCCTAATTTTCTTAAAATATACGATCTAAATTGCTGTATGTTCATATTTTACCCATTTTTGATAAAGTAGTGGAGCCAACAATACCATCAACTGATATTTTCTGTTGTTTCTGGAACTCTAATACTTTTTGATATGTTTCTTTCAAATAGATTCCGTCCTGTGCAATGTTAAAAAACTTCTGAATTTTCTTCACATCTTCACTAACAGAACCAAATATAATTATCGGTTTCATTACTTTATTTACTGTATTCTCTACCCATCTGAAAGGAATCAATAAATAATTAAAATCATTCTGGTTTAATGAATAGATATGATCATGAAACAGTTTCCAGTGTGAAGTATTTCCTTTTCTTTTCTGACAATCAGGATATCCAGCAATTACCTGACAGCCAGCACTAGCATGAGTTTTTCCGTTTACATTACACCATGCAGCATGAATATTATCATTAACATTAGCTATTTCAATTCTATCGTTTAAATCAAATATCAAATTATCTGATGATCTTCTGACTGGTTGTTGTCTGGTTTGTCTTAAAGCTTTATGAGCAGTCTCAACAGATGGAGAATGAGAACCTTTTGAATAATAACGATAAAAACCTGGCTCTAATTGATTAGCACCTTTACCATTGTTTTTTAATGCTGTTGTTAAATACTTTTTGTGTGGTGATGTTGAACCTTGTAAAATCATCATCTTATTGTTATTAATCAGGAGAAATGAGCAATTCATAGATTCATGATCGATCTGTTTTGATTCGATATCAATTTCATCTAACCACTTTCCATATTCTGAAGATGAGGAACCTCGAATGCCAACAATATGAATATCATGACTTATATTCAGATTCTTTTTTAATTCTTGAATCGTTTTAATAGTTATTTTCATATTTCACCACTCCCAAGTTTTTTGAACACCTATATATCCACCATCTTTTTTATTTATAACAACTTGAAAATCTTTCTTTTTGTTCTGAAATGTTATAGAT